AGTGTCAGTTCTTCTTCTACGCCTCACGGCTACCCATCCTTTTATGACGACGATTATCTCGATGACGAACGCATCGAGGTCGAGGAGGCGATCTATGACGCCATGGCTGGCTACACCGACTGGTTGGCCGACATGATCTGCGAGTCCGTGTACCCCGAAGACCCCATGCAAGCCAAACGATTCATCAACACACGCAAACTAGCCGATCAAAATACACTTGAGACACACCTCAAGTCCCTGAGCACATACGATGCTGGCACGGTGCTGGCATCGTTGTTCGATAGCGTGTATCGTGAGCACGCGTAAACCCAAGGAGAAAGCAAATGAAAACCGACACCAACAAACACCACTTCTACGCCTCCAGCGTAGCCCAATGGGCCACCACCACGCCCGAGCGTGACTTGCGTGACCTCATGCGCCTGATGGAGCGTGACGGGTATGATTTCAACTTGTTTTATGTGCCTGTGCCCCACGACACACCATACCAAATCAACATGTATCAACCTCAAGTCGAGGGCACGAAGTGGTTGGGGTTCTTTGATGTGAAGAAGAAAGGAGGCAAGCGATGAACGATGAGGATTTTGTGGCCATTCGTATCAAGGTGGTGATATTTTTTATTGCCGCCGTGGTGCTTGCCCTCGATGTTTTCGTGTGGCGTCCGTGATATTATGTCCAACGCTTGACATCCTCTCGGATGTCGGGCATCATTCTTTGAAAGGAGAAAGCAAATGAAAACCCAGATGCTCAAGCGTGCCCGCACGCTATTCAATGTGGACTACATGCCCCCTGAGATCAATCGAGCCAACCAACGCAAGTGGGTGCGCTCTGTGCGCCTGCTCGGAGACAACTGGCTACTGGCACAACACATCAAGCGTAAGGAACCCCACGATGCGCAAACACCCGAAGCACCGCAATCACACTAACCCCAATCACCACATTCGACCTTTGTCTGCGGATCGCTTAGAACGCATACTCTACGGGGAGAGCCTCCCCGATAAACACAGCAAAGAAAGACTGCAAGAAGCCCGAAAGGAGATCATCATGCCTGACATTAAAACGGCAATGGAAAACGCTTTGAAGTCCACCATCAACGAGTGGGCAGACGACGACAAACCTGTAACCCAAACCCAAACCCAAACCCAAACCCAAACCAAAACCGAAACACAACCCAAGGAGAAAGCCATGCCTAACCCCCAGCCTACCTACAATGTCGCCCACCTCACACCGAGCAAAGTCCGTTTTGTCCCCACTGTGGGCGTGTCTGAGGCGGTGTTCAACCATGTGCGTGACAACCCCGGCAAGAGTCGAGACGAGATCACCAAGGCGTTGCTTGCCAAGGGGTTCAAGAAGTCCTCCCTTCAGTCGCTTGTCGGCCAGTTCTTGCGCTCGGATTACTTCATCAAAGACGCCAACGACAAGATTCACACAGCCATCCCCGCTTACAAGCCGTTGCCATCAACCGCCAAACAAATTCGCTATTTCAAAGCCAAGCAAATGGCACTCAAAAAGCGTGCCCCCAAGACCATCACGCTCGTGACCAAGAAGCCCAAGGCCCCAAAGGCTGAGGGCGCAGGCATTGCCGCGCTCAAGGTCGATACTGTGGAGAAAGCCACTGCGTTGCCCCTGCCGGTGAACACATTCGAACCCGGTGCGTTGATTGATAGCCTCTCGGTCATGCAGGCGCGTGAGTTGTATGACATGCTCAAACGAATCTTTGGGGGTTGAGCATGAGAAACGAATTCACCGAAGGCGAAGAAGCCAAGTACCAAGAGGTCATGTGGGAACGCGCCAAAGAACGCGAGCGACAGATGCGTGAAGATGCCATGGACTGCTTTGATGTGGCAGAGGAGGACGATGATGAGTAAGTTAGAGGTCGCCAAGATCGACCGCTTCGGCCCAGCGTACACACTCAAGTCTGTGAACAACATGATCGCAAAAGAGATAGCCAGTGAGAGTGGCACATTTTTTTCAAGAGGAGCAAAGACAATGAGCAACGACCTGCAACATGCAACGAAAACACTGACCGATGTGGAGCACATGCTCGCCACGGCAGTTGACAAGTACCACGCCCAGACAGCGGCTGTGTCCGCCGCCGCCAAAAGATGCTCAGGTGATGTGCGCAAAGCCGCCGACGACCTCGCATCTGGGCTGGCCAAGGTCGAGAAGACCGCCAATTTCAACAACCTCGAACGCTATGTCAGCCTGTTGGAACGAGCCGCCACTGCCATGCAGACGCTGGCAGAACTGGAGAAGACAGGGAAACTGGACAAGATCGCTGGGGCGTTGAAATGAAAGACGACATCCAAACTGCCCGTGCCAGTTGGCGCACCACGATCGAGGGCACGGGTGGGTTCTGTCCCTGCTGTGATCGTTGGGGTAAGGTCTATAAACTCAAACTCAACAAGGGTCTGGCAAGCGCCCTCTACTGGATGACAGTCAACGGCGACGAGAATGGCTGGGTCGATGTGCAACGCACGGCCCCACGCTGGATACTGCGGGGCAAGACCTACTCCCTGCTCGCACACTGGGGGCTGATCGAGTCCAAGACTGAACGCTCTGGTGTCTGGCGGCCCACTGCCAGAGGGCGCATGTTCGTTCAAGGGTTCGAGACTGCGCCCAGTGCCGTGTATGTGTTCGACGACAAGGTCTTGGCTGTGGACAGTACCAACGTTAGTTTCACCTCATGCCTTGGCGTTGACTTTAACTTGGCCGAAATCCTGTCTGATCGGTTCGACACATCAGACACAAAGGAGGTGCGTGCATGAAAAACGAAGACTGCCCAATGTGTGAATACCACAAGAACCGCGCCGCCAGATGGCGAGCCGAAGCCTACAAGCAAGCAGGCCATGACGTGATTGAACTGCCGTGGGTGGGGCTGACGGATGAGGAAATTGCACAAGGCAACAAAGAGTCTTGGGTGACTGAACAGGCTTGGCAATCAGCGGTATGGTGGGCAGAAGCCAAACTCAAGGAGAAGAACACATGAAACGACCGCAAGAACACGAATACAGCAGTTTCACCGCTTATGCGAGAGCATTGGAAAACTACTGCACTTCAATTGAACAACCAGAGCCTATTGGCGAGATTGTTCAAGCCTTTGCTGACTTGACCGCAGTAAGCATTCCTGTCATGCCACCTGTCGGAACAAAACTCTACGCATCCCCACCCAAGCGTGAATGGCAGGGGCTGACGGATGGGGAAAAGGCTGAGATACAAAGCCTGAAATGGTGGGATTGGGAAGATGCGTTTGATCTTGACGGATACACCCGCGCCATTGAAGCCAAACTCAAGGAGAAGAACAGTGCCTAAAGGACTACTCGACGACATACCCATCTACAACAAAGCCCGTGACAAGGCATGGGAAGCATTCATCAAACGCAAGGATGTAAAGCATCTGGTTAAGCACGGCGTATTTGACAAAGGCTTCCCGCTGTATGGCGGATACTACGAACTGTGGTGTCAGGCATGGAGCAGGGCATGGGACGACGGCTTCAAAGAAGCATTGACAAAACCAAAGGAGAAGAACACATGACACAAGATGAAATCATCCAAATGGCGGTGGAGTGCGGCATCATTCCTTGGACAAAGCACGAATACATTGGCGATCAGAAATTCACCGCAACAGACGAAGGGCTTGACGGCGACCTTGCCTCTTTGATTCAGTTCTTTCAGATGGCCACAGCCCATGAGCGTGAGGCGTGTGCGAAGGTGTGTGATGAGTGGGTGAAAGATCACGCCAAGACTGACGATTGCACATACGCTGACTGCGATTTTGTTGCGGCGGCAATTGACTGCGCCGAAGCCATCAGAGCAAGGGGGGACAAATGAGCATCCCATACCTTGGCCAAACCAGAGAATCGTACATCGAGGAAAGAAAAGAGAGCGCCTTGTACATCGCCGAACAGCACTACAAACTCGGGCATGAACTTACGATGTGGCAACACCTGCTGACATGGGTGCAGTGCGAAGAGATTTATGGCGCACATTGGGATAGATTGGAGGCAAAAAGCAATGACCAGCCCATTTGACTGGAAGGGCAAACCCAGCGTGGTTGCCAATGATCAAAACTTCAAGGCGCACAAGAACGGAAAGACGCGCTCACAAATCTCAACCGAAGGGTTGCAGAAGGTCTACGACAGAGGGATAAACTCAGCCACGATCTTCATCAGCGAGAAGTCCGACCTCGGCACAACCGAGGCGTTTAATCGTATACACAGGAGAAAGAAATGAACGACCCAGTCAACCACCCCAAACACTACACCGAGCACCCCTCGGGTGTCGAGTGCATCACAATCACCGAGCACATGGGCTTTTGCCTTGGCAACGCCGTGAAATACATCTGGCGTGCTGACTTGAAAAACGATGCGATCGAAGACCTACGCAAAGCCCGGTGGTACATCGACCGCGAGATTGAGAAACGCATGAGGCTCAAGTGAATGCCCAAGACAAAAGGGATGCCTTGCCCCTTGTGCAAGGCGACGAGCGATGTGACGCTGACACGGCTGATCGACGGGCACTACATCAGGACGAGGGAGTGCTACAACATGCACACCTTCAAGACCAAGGAAGTGGTGCTCACCGAGCCAAAACCAAAGAGGTCACGATTCGATGGAACGAGTGGAACCCGTTCCAGCGGGCGACAGGCGAAGCCCTAAAGCAACTCAACAAACGCCAACGACGACAACCCCAACAACCTGACGAAAGCGAGGCCCTACTATGACCAAAGCAGACGATATTCAAGTAAGCGGAAATCACTACAAGGACATGCCCATCCAGCCATGGCACATCATGGAGGCGGTGTTAACCCGTGAAGAATTTATTGGATTCCTTAAAGGCAATGTGATCAAATATTCCCTCCGCGCCGGGCGCAAGGACGGCACTGATGATGCTGGCAAAGCCCGCCACTACATGCAGAAGTTGGAGGAAGTTCAAAATGGCAAGCACCCCAGAGGTGAAGGTTAAGAAGATGATCAAGAAGATGCTCGATGACGCTGGCGCGTACTACGCCATGCCGATCGGCACAGGCTACGGCAACTCTGGCGTGCCTGATTTTTTGATCTGTTCAGGTGGGCGGTTCATCGCGGTCGAAGCCAAGGCCGGGACAAACCAACCCACCGCCTTGCAAGAGAGCCATCTACAAAAGATCAGGAGCCGAGGCGGCATCGCCTTGGTGATCCGCGAGAACAACATGCACGAACTGAAGGAGGTTTTAGCATGGACGAAATAACTATTCAAGAGATGGAGAAAGAGATCGAAGCGCGAGTGGGCGCCATGACCGACAACCAACGCGATCACTTGCGCTCTTTGATGTACGAGTTCATCAGGTGCTACGACAAGGACGGCAAAGACTGTGCCGTGGTCATCCTCGGTACTGGTGAGACCATCGACAACATCGTCACCATGAACTGCGACAGCATGGAGGCCACCAACCTGATGCTGGCGGCCAATGATTTTTTCGGCTACCTAAACACAAGAGACGCCCCACCGAGGGAGATGTTTAATTGAAAGGAGAAAGCAAATGGCAAAACTACCATACACCTACACAATCTGCCCGCCCGGTCCAGAACCGAAACAACCCACGGCAAGTTGCCCAGAGATGGGTTTGCTGTTGAGAAACAGCCCTGACGGGGACTTGACCATCAAAAACCGAGGCGAACCATGGCAGGCATGGCGCAACAACTTGCAAGCCGAGCCGTTTGAGGATGCACTGCGCCGTCTCATTGCCGAAGCAAGAGCCAAGTGGGACAAACCATGAGCGGCTGGCAAATACGGCAAGACAACCACGGGATACAGCACATTGTGCCTGTTGATGACCTGCGAGAGCACGAACCGGCTGACTGCTGGTGCGCACCAACTCTTGGAGAGTATGCCGTCATCCACCATGCGCTCGATGAGCGCGAAAAGTTTGAGACAGGAGAAAGAAAACCATCATGACAATCGACGAACTATCCACAATTAAAAAGATGCTGAGTGACCTGCGTTGGATACAAGCGGCTTCGCTTGTGGCAAGCGGGCTAAACGAAGGCAAACAGTCTCAGGCATACATGCGGCAGATCACCCGCATGGAGCAGTTGTTGACCGATGAGATCAAGAAAGGGCTTGTAAATTGAGCGCAAAACGAGAATATCTGTGGGCAGTCTTTGACAAGACGCCCCAAAGTCCGAAGTTGATAGACGCGGCACTGATCTTCTATCACTCAGAAGTCCCGGTCGAGCAGGCGCGAGAATACATCCACGTGCTCGCCACAAAAATTAAAAAGGAGAAAGAAAACCATCATGACAAAACCCTATAACAAAATCCTGTGCATCGACTTCGAGACCCGATGGTCAATGAAAGACTACACGCTCTCGAAGATGACCACTGAGGAGTATGTTCGTGACAAACGATTCAAAGCATTTGGCGCAGTCATCCACGAGTACGGCAACGACGATGCGCCTGCCGCCCAGTGGTACCGGGGTGATGAACTGCCCCGCATCCTGAAGACCTACGACTGGAGCACCACGGCGGTGCTGGCGCACAACGCCCAGTTCGATGTCACCATCTTGTCGTGGCGATACGGCGTCAAACCCTGCTTCATCTTCGACTCTTTGTCTATGGCCCGCGCCCTGCGCGGCGTAGAGGCGGGCAACTCTCTGGCCAAACTGGCCGATGAGTTTGGTCTGCCCCCGAAGGGCAAGGCCGTGTACTCCACCGATGGTGTCGAGGAACTCACGCCTGAGATGGAGGCCGAACTGGCTGACTACTGTAAGCACGACGTCTGGTTATGCGAACAAGTTTTTGAACGGCTTGCCAAAGGGTACCCGGCTTCTGAGTTGCGCCTGATCGACATGACCCTGAAGATGTACACGCAGGCGTGCTTGGAGTTGGATCAAGAGATGTTGATCGCCGCGCTTGGTGACGAGAAGGAGAAACGAGATGGCTTACTCAAACAACTGGGCGTGGACGAATCTGCACTGGCGTCGAATCCAAAATTTGCAGACATTCTTCAAAGCATGGGGGTTACTCCACCCACCAAGGTCAGCAAGACCACCGGGAAAACCACGCTTGCGCTCGCAAAAAACGACGCTCTTTTCCAAGCGTTGCTCAACGGCGAGCGAGAAGACGTTGCCCTCCTTTGTGAGGCACGCCTTAAGGTTAAATCCACCACCGAACGCACACGGGCACAGCGGTTCCTCGACATCAGTGAACGTGGCCCTCTTCCGGTTCCGCTTAGTTATTACGGCGCTAAGTCGGGACGATGGTCTGCGGCCAAAGGGTCTGCCATCAACATGCAAAACCTCAAGCGAGGGTCATTCTTACGCAAAGCAATTATGGCTCCCGATGGGCATCAACTCGTCGTGGGCGATCTATCGCAGATTGAACCGCGAGTTCTCGCGTGGTTTGCGGATTACGAAGACCTCCTCGACATCTTCCGCTCTGGCGCTGACGCTTACGCGGCGTTCGGTGCGCAGATGTTTAACATCCCCGGCCTTACGAAAGAGACCCATCCAGACCTTCGCCAATCGGCCAAGTCGGCTTTGCTCGGGTGTGGCTACGGGTTGG